AACCCTAATGTACAGGATAGCTTAAAAGCACAAACAAGCTACTATCCAGAGCACGTGCAGCTATTCAATATTGAAAACATACATGAACACGCCACAGCTTTTATAACAGCCAAAGGCGGTGCGGTAACGGAACGAATAGAAGTGCGTAAAAGCGACAACGACCCTACGTACTACTTGGATAACCTTTCCGCCGACAGAAAGCAACGCGCTTTAGATATATATGCAAAAGATTTAGCGGCTTGGGAAGCAGCATACGCTATTTATAACTAATGTTTATATCTCGTTCTAACAATTTTGTTTTCATAAGAGTACCCAAGACCGGCTCTACGTCGGCTTTGTTTTATTTTTTAAGCTCGGGGCTTTACGACTCTAGCAAAGACACGGTGGCCCTTGAGGGTAACTTTTACTCGTGGGAGCAGATGCAGAAATGTTTTGTAGATCATCCCAAAGACTACTTAGAAAAAGCCCGACAAGTTCCGTTTATGGATTTGGTTGGTATAAATAGGGAAGTGCACTCGTCATATTCCGAGTTAGTCAAGGAAGGGAAAGTAGACAAAGGGATGCCGTGTTATTCGGTGGTTAGAAACCCTATAGACAGATTGTGCTCTATTTACTTTTATAAAAATAAGCAAGGAGACGTGGCGGGTAAGGCCCCAGAAACAGAAAACGTTAACGAGTTTTGCTATAAAGCTTGTATTAAAGGCGAAAAACTAGACCCCGAGCATTCAAGTAATTTGCAGTCTAGTTATTTCCCAGATCATACAAAGCTATGGAATATAGAGAACTTACATGAACACGCGGTAGCAGACATAACTGCTTTGGGGGGCAAGGTCGGACATCCGATACATGTGCGAAAAACTAATCCGGACCCTATAGATTACCAAGCACTCTTGTCTCATGAAGTGGTTCAGATGATAGAGTTAAAATACGCTCAAGACTTTGTTCTTTGGGAAAAAGCATACGCGGTGTACAATTAAGTAGGGCTAGATAGTAGTAGGAGAACCCATGAGATGACCGAGCTAGAGCTAGAAGCAATGATACAGCGTGCTGCGGAGGCGGGGGCTAAAAAAGCCTTACGTGACGTGGGTTTACAAGACGACGACGCTGTTCATGACATGCGTGAAATACGCGACCTTCTAGACTCTTGGCGGTCGGCCAAACGTACTGCGGCAAATACCGTGATTAAGACCTTTACCTACATATTCTTGGGTGCCCTGCTAACGGGGTCCTACTTTAGTTTTTTTAACAAGCCTTAGGTGCGTATTATGAGCCACTTCCAGACCGCGCTAGTTGCCGAGGCTGTGGATGGTGGATGGCGGCTACACGCCCCATTGGTGTACTATAGCGACGTACTGGGCCGTACAGTCACTGTGCCTGCGGGCTATTACACTGATCTGGCGAGTGTACCCAGAATATTCCGGTGGGTAGTGCCTGTGGCAAACGCGAAAAACCGCAAGGCTGCCGTGGTCCATGACTATTTATGCACTCACGGAGACGGCGTTGTTAAGAACCAGAAACAAGCTGATAAGGTATTTCGTGAAGCATTAAGCGTACTAGGTCTGGGAAAGTTTAAGTCAGGCGCGCTTTATTACCCCGTGCGTATGTTTCAGTCTATTAAAGGGTGGTTTAAATGAGATTACTTACTTTAGGTGCAGTGCTGCTTGCACTCCCTGCTTGTACGCAGTTAAATAGCCTAGAAATTACCCCTGAAGATAACGCTATGGCGTGTCTAAAAGGTAGCACTAATGCTGCCGGTGGGTTACTAGGTGCAAACGTCGCGGGTATTACCGTAGAACTACCTTCTTCTGTGGATACCTCCAACTGGACTGCACAAGACTGGAAAGAGCTAGCCGAGCTTTGCGACTAGTGGGAGAGTTTACGTACTTCTCGTTCGGTGAGTTTGCTTGTACGCATACAGGTAAAAACCTCATTGAAGAGGACTTTGTACTTAGACTCGATGAATTGCGCGGCCTGTGCGGGTTTCCGTTTGTTATAACCAGTGGGTACCGCGACGCGACACATCCAGAAGAAGCACGTAAGACAAAGCCCGGTACGCACGCTCAAGGCATAGCCGCCGATATAAGGGTAACTAACGGAGCACAACGCGCATTAATTGTTAAACATGCGTTAGAATTGGGCTTTAACGGTATTGGAGTGGCTAAGACCTTCGTACACGTTGACACCCGCCCAAGCACCCTTGTTATGTGGACTTACTGATGGCCTTTTTCAAACTTACATTAGCGCCCGGCATTGACAAACAGAACACCGAATACGGTGCTGAAGGCGGATGGACGGATGGCGACAACATCCGTTTTCGTTATGGAATGCCAGAAAAAATTGGTGGTTGGACTTATTTTAACGGCACTGCAGATTACTTAGTGGGCTTTGCTAGTTTCACGTTTTCTTGGAATAGCCTCGCAGGGACTCCCTACCTTGCCGTGGGCACGGACCGGAAAATCTACGTAAGCTTAGGTGGTGCTTGGTACGATATCACTCCCCTACGAGCCACAACCGCTGCCGGTGACGTGACGTTTGCCGCCTCTACAGGCTCGCCTATAATAACCGTGACAGACGCCTCCCACGGAGCGTCACAGGGGGACTTTGTTACCTTTAGTGGTGCAGCAAGCCTCGGCGGGCAAATCACCGCTGACATCCTTAACTCCGAGTGGGAAATCACCGAGGTCACGAACTCAAGCACCTACACAATCACTGCCCCTGTCAATGCTGACGGATCAGACACGGGTAATGGCGGCGCTTCAGTGGTAGGCGCATATCAAATTAGCGTAGGTTCTGACACTAGTTATTTCGACTTCGGTTTTGGTACAGGAACATGGGGCGCGGGTACGTGGGGTACTCCACGAACTGAAGTGCAGGTTGAAACGCTCAACGCGCGTATTTGGCATTTCGATAACTTTGGCCAAGTGCTGCTTCTGCAGCTTGTGGATGGGGAGCTATACCAGTGGAATCCTTCCGACGGCGTAGATACTCGCGCTTCACTGGTTTCTGGTGCACCGACTAAGAACGGCTACATGCTAGTTTCTAGTCCAGACAGGCATTTAATTGCCTTAGGCACTGAAACCACAATAGGTGACCCTGACACTCAAGATCCTTTGTTCGTCCGATTCTCCAACCAAGAAGACATTAACACTTTTGCCGAGTCTGCTACGAACACGGCCGGTGGCCAACGGTTATCCGACGGTAACAGGATTCAGACAGCAGTCAGGGCGCGTGGACAGATACTGATATTGACCGACACGTCTCTTCACGGCATGCAATACATTGGTCCTCCGTACACGTTCGGTTTCCAACAGCTAGGCAGCAACTGTGGTGCCTTGGGTCCAAACTCTGCGATAGAGGTTAATGGATTGGCTTTCTGGATGGGCCACGAAGCGTTCTACGTCTTTGACGGTACGGTGAAAAAGCTTCCCTGCACACTACAGGATTACGTCTTTGACGACATCAATCTGGTGCAAGAGGATAAGGTTTTTGCTGCGCTGAACTCTGACTTTAACGAGGTCACGTGGTTCTATTGCAGTTTCACGTCGGATTATATTGATCGGTGTGTGACTTATAACTATCTTGAAAACGTCTGGTCTGAGGGTACGTTAGCGCGTACTTCTTGGCAGGACGTGGGGTCGTTCCAACTTCCCACGGCTTCTGAGTATTTCCCTGAAAGCACTGAGGCTACTATAGGCACTATTTACGGACTCACGGCCGGTCGAAGCTTAATATATAACCACGAAGACGGTGTTAATCAGGCAGACGGCAGCGCGATTACGGCCTTTATCGACTCTGGTTACTTTGATATTGGCGACGGCGACAACATGATCTTGATGCGGCGGTTTATCCCTGACTTTAAGAACCAAGAGGGAAACCTTACGGTAAACCTGTTATTGCGCGCCTACCCACAAACCACCGCTAGTCCAAGTTCCTTGGACCCCTACGTCATCACGCCGACGACAGACAAAGTGGACACGCGGGCTCGCGGGCGGCAGATTGCGTTGAAGATTACCAGTGACGAAGTCGATACTAACTGGCGCTACGGTACGCTGCGCGTTGATATTCAGCCGGATGGTCTGCGATGAGCAAAATACAGAACGTCCGACTACCTGACGCGGCGACAGGCGACTACAGCCCTCAGCAGTTTAACCAGTTGGTGCGTTCGCTAGAGCAGATTGTTCTGCAACTGAACTCTAGTTACACGCCGATAGTCACACAGAGCAAAAGCAACGCTCGGGCATGGTTCGAGGGGACATAAATGGCAGATAAATATTTTCATCAGAGACTTATCCCTGCAGCGGCGACCGAGACAACGATATACACGGTCCCTGCTGCAAATACGGCGATTATTAAGTCCCTGCGGGTGACCAATGCCTCCGGCAACCAGTCGGATATTACGGTAAGCCAGTACGAGACATCGGGTGGTGCAGCAGGGTATTTGTATCATGCTCAAGCATTAGCGCACAGTGCAAGCGTTGACGTGTTTGCAGGTGTTCCGTGCATTTTAGAAGAAAGTAACGTCTTAAAGGTTACTTCGACACGAGCCGATGTGACTTTTTACCTGTCTTATCTTGAAGTGGACAGGGACTAATAATTGCTTGATAATCAGCAGTAATTTCGCGCTTCGGGCGCGCGACCCTGTGTGGTCCTACTTAAAAAATTAAGGAAAAGATCATGGCAGAAGCGATGCAGGGAGCTATGCCCCCACCTCCCCAAATGGGTAATATGAGCGCCGAAATGGCCGCCGTAGAAGAGATGCGAAAGCAGGTCTCGCCCTCCGAAGTGAACAATGAAATGCTCATGGCGGCAGAACAGGCCGACCCTATTGCCGTTGCAGAGTTCAGACGTGAACTCGAAGAGATGGAAATCCCGCCGGAGGTGCTTGCACTTCTTAATACGATGGTTGATGAGGTTCTCGCCGACCCCGCTAACTACGCCGCTATCCGCGAGCGTTACATGGCGCAGGGCGTAGACGAGGAGCTTCTCCCTGAGGCGTTTGATGCTCAGCTATTTGGCGCGTTACAAGTCGCGCTTGATCAGCTTCGAGCTCCTGACACAATGGCTCCCCCACAAAACTTCGCCAAGGGCGGTATCGCAAGCCTCCGCCCAATGGCTCAGGCTATGGCCGACGCAGGCCGTAACGGCGACACGATGG